AACACATTTTTATATGTGTGGAAGTGCAATCGAAACTGCTGAAAAACATGCTGATAAACCAGGCATGGAAAAACTTATAAAACTACAGGATATGATATACAAACTAGAACGTGCAGTAATGGACGCTGGCGAATCCTCAGACGAAGCAAAGGAATTTGCACAAACAGTACATATAGAAATTATGCAAACTGCAAGAGATATCGGGATAGATGACGAAGTTGCTGAATATCAAAACATGCATTTAGATAGTATCGTAAAAGGTGATCCTAAGCCTGGATTTGGTCGTGTAGATGAAAATGAACAAGTAGAAGAAATAACACTAGATGAAGATCAAGACTTTCATGAAGAATTTGGAATACTAGGTTACAGTATAGACGAAAATGATATGTTCGAAGCTGAGTATCAAGGACGCAAAGTTAAACTTAACAAACCGATGCGTGGTGATGTCAAAAAGTTTAAAGTGTATGTAAAAAATGAAAAAGGCAATGTCATTAAAGTAAACTTTGGCCATGGTGGTACTAGTGCTAAACGTAAAACTATGAGAATTAGAAAAAGTAATCCAAAAGCACGTAAGAGTTTTCGTGCTAGACACAACTGTGATAATCCAGGACCAAAGACAAAAGCAAGGTACTGGAGTTGCCGTAAATGGTAACAAATTGATAAATAACTCGATGAACAAATAACGCTCAAATTTTTTTTGAGCAAATTTTTTTTAGGTAAAAAAAGGAAAAAAGATGACTCAACTAATATCCCCACAAAAATTTACAACTACTGTCGACCTATTAAGGTCATTTTTTTTGGAAAAAGGCTTCTTAGAAGTACATACCCAAAATAGATTAAGTATACTAGCTGCATGTGAAGATCCTTTCAATGTAGCAACATACAATTATGCAGGTCAAGTATGGCCTTTACCACAAACGGGCCAGATGTGGCTAGAACATGAATTACTAAGTAAGCCTTCATCGAAAGGCTTTTTTTGTGTTAGCACCTCCTACAGACAGGAACCTAACGCAATACCTGGAAGACACGATATAATATTTCCAATGTTTGAATTTGAATTCCCAGGTGATATAAATGACCTTAAGGAAATGGAATATGAACTATGTGAATACTTGGGATTTCCAAAGCCTACAGAAAAAACATATGCTGAATGGCAAAAACATTTTGGACTAGCAAGTGACTATGAAATGACTGCTGACGAAGAAGGTAAAATGTACGACGAGTTTGGTGCCGCAATGATAACAGACTTTCCAGAAATGACATCACCATTTTGGAACATGAGTAGATATCCAGGTGAAACAGAATCAAAGAAAATTGATGTTATACTTGGTGGTATGGAAACAATAGGCAGTGCTGAACGTAGCACTGATGTAGACATGATGAGAGATACATTCCATACTATTACAGATGGTGCTTACAGTAATTTACTGTACAAACTATTTGGCAAAGAACGTGTAGAAGCAGAACTAGAAGAATTTTTAAAGTTTGACTTCTTTCCGAGAGTAGGTGGCGGAATAGGCATGACAAGAATGATTGCTGCTTTAGAAAAGCACAATGCTATAGCCAAGGCAGCTTAGTTTATTCTGGGGTGATGGAATTGGTAGACATGCACGACCGTTTATCGTGTGGTAATTAACTCGCAAAGTATTTACCGTGGAGGTTCGAGTCCTTCCCCCAGAGCCAATTTTAATACTTGACATAACGTAATACTTCTTATATACTAAGTACAAATATAAGGAGTATTCACATGAGTGATAGAGTATTTTCTAGCGAAGAAAAAGCAAAACTTACACAATTAATAAATGAAGGCATTACAGTAATGCAGGAAGTAGATGATCTAAACGAAGGTTTATCTGATACTGTAAAAGCAATTGCAGAAGAAATGCAAATTAAACCAACTGTACTTAAAAAAGCAATGAGGACTGCTTACAAAGCAGACTTTGATAAACACAGTGATGAGTACAGTGAACTTGAAAATATTTTGGCCACAGTTGGCAAAATATAAATGATAAAAGATATTGTTGATTTTTTTAGAAATAGTTATAAACTAAGTCCACTAGCATTTTATTGTGAAATGATAGAAGCAACCTTTCTTATAACTGCAAGTGCTATATTAAGTTTTACAATATTAGATCCAAATGGTTGGCATTTTGTACCTCTTTATCTAATAGGTAGTGTCTTAGGTATCATAAGTGCTGTTATAAGAAAAGCTGCTTTTGTAATTGTTTTATGTAGCTGGTTTACAATAATGAATATTATTGCACTAGTGCAATTGATCGGAACCTTGTTTTGATTTTAATATGTGGTGATAGTTTTTCTGCTGATTGGACAGTAAAAAACAAATATCCAGGTTGGGTAAATTTTTTACATGCGACAGATATAAGGGCACAAGCAGGCGTAGGTGAGTACAAAATACTTAAACAATTACAGTCTTGTAATTTAGAATTATATACACATATAATTATTAGTCATACTAGTCCTTATAGAATACACACACTTTTTAATCCATTACATACAAATGATAGTTTACATTATGCATGTGATTTTATATATGATGATGTAAAAGATAGATTACCTAATGTAGAAAAGTTTTTTACAGATTACTACGACTTAGAACATAGTGTATACATACATACAAAAATATGTGAAGATATTGACAAACTAACAACGGATTATAAAACTATACATATAAGCCATGTTGATTGGACAGGGTTGTATAAATTTCCAAATCAAATAGATTTTAGTAAACTTAAAAAAAGTGTAAACAAAAGCAATCATTATAATGACAAAAACAATATGATTGTTTATAATAAAGTTTTAGATAGGATAACTTCATGAGTTATGTTGATGCATACATAGATAGAGAACGTGATAGGATACATGTTGTAGAAAGAGTGAATGGAAAACGTGAGTATCATGAATATCCTGCTAACTATGTATTTTACTATGACGATGCACGTGGCAAACATAGAACAATTTTTGATACACCTGTAAGTAGATTTTCGACACGCAATCGTAAAGAGTTTCAGAAAGAACTAAAAATACAAGGCCATACTACACTATATGAAAGTGACATCAATCCTGTATTCCGTTGTTTGGAAGAAAACTATTTAAATGCAGAACCACCTAAACTACAAACTGCATTCTTCGATATCGAAGTAGACTTTGACAAAGAACGAGGATATAGTAATCCTGAGGATCCTTTTAATGCAATAACGGCTATAACACTATATTTAGATTGGAGTGAACAACTTGTAACACTAGCGATTCCTCCTAGTGCAATGACTATGGAAACTGCAGAAGATTTATGTAAACGTTTTGATAATACATACTTGTTTACTAGTGAAGCAGAAATGCTAAAAGTCTTTTTAGATCTAATTGAAGATGCAGATATAGTAAGTGGATGGAATAGCGAGGGTTATGATATACCTTATACTGTCAATCGTATAACAAGAGTACTGAGCAAAGATGATAATAGAAAATGGTGCTTATGGGGACAACAACCTAAGAAACGTACATTTGAACGATTTGGGAAAGAAAGTGTAACATTTGATTTAGTTGGGCGTGTACATTTAGATTACATGCAATTGTATCGCAAGTATACATATGAAGAACGTCATAGTTATACACTAGATGCTATAGGCGAGTATGAGCTAGATGAACGTAAAGTACAATATGAAGGCACACTAGACCAATTATATAATCAAGACTTTGAAAAGTTTATTGATTATAATAGACAGGATACATTGCTACTAAACAAACTGGATAAGAAGTTACGTTTTATAGATTTGAGTAACGTGTTAGCACATGAAAATACTGTGTTATTGATGACAACAATGGGTGCAGTAGCAGTTACAGAACAAGCAATTATTAATGATGCTCATGCACGAGGCATGGTTGTGCCTAATCGTAAGAACAGAGATGGCGAACAAACTACAGCAGCCGGTGCTTATGTTGCATATCCTAAAAAAGGTTTACATGAATGGATTGGTGCTATAGATATCAACAGTCTATATCCTAGTGTTATTCGTGCATTAAACATGGGTCCGGAAACAGTTGTTGGACAACTAAGACAAACAATGACTAATAATGCAGTACGAGAACACATGCTAAACAAAAAGTCATTTGCAGATGCATGGGAAGGCGAGTTTGGTAGTAAAGAATATCAAGCTGTAATGAATATGGAACGTGGTACAGAAATTACTATAGACTGGGAAAATGGTGAAGAAGATGTTTGTAGTGCATATGATGTATGGCGTTTAATATTTGACAGTAACCAACCCTGGACATTAAGTGCTAATGGAACTATATTTACTTATGAACGTAAAGGTATTATACCAGGACTACTAGAACGTTGGTATGCAGAACGTAAAGAAATGCAGAAGGAACTTAAACGTGCAAAAGACGAAGATGGTGATGTAGAATATTGGGATAAGCGACAGTTAGTAAAAAAGATTAACCTAAATAGTTTATATGGTGCAATCCTAAACCCTGGTTGTAGATTCTTTGATCATCGTATTGGACAGAGTACAACACTTACTGGTAGATGTATTAGTAAACGTATGGCAGAAACTGTTAATAGTTTACTTACAGGTAAAGAAGACCATATAGGAGATGCGATAGTTTATGGTGATACAGATTCAGTGTATTTTAGTGCATGGCCAATGATGAAGTCTGAGGTAGAATCAGGCAGAGCAGAATGGACAAAAGAGATTGTAACTGCACTATATGATAATATAGCAGACGAAGTTAACAAAGAATTTCCAGTATTCATGGAACGTGCATTCCATTGTCCTCGAGCTAATGGTGAAATTATTAAGGGCGGTAGAGAAATAGTTGCTACAAAAGGTTTGTACATAACAAAGAAA